AAATAGTATAAGACACACGTAAAGGATATAATATGGCAGAAGAAAGAAAAGGTTTTCTGCGAGAAGCAGTAGAACTATTCGGATTTCGTATAGGACGTCCCGAAAAAGAAGCACCATTACCCTCATTTGTACCACCATCTAATGATGATGGAGCTATTGCAATTAATGAAGGTGGCGCTTTCGGCACGACAGTTGATTTAGATAATAGAATCAAAAGTGAAACTCAATTAATCACAAAATATAGAGAAATGGCTCTGCAACCAGAAGCAGAGAAGGCTATTGACGATATTGTCAATGAAGCAATTATCATTGATGATAACAAGATGCCTGTTGAAATGGACTTAGATGAGATTGAAGATCTCTCTGACGATATTAAAGATATAATGAGAGATGAATTTACACATTGTCTAAAACTTTTGAAGATGAATACAAAAGGTTATGATGTCTTTCGTAACTGGTATGTTGATGGTAAACTTTTCTATCACATAGTCATAGATTTAAAAAGTCCTAAATTAGGTATAAGAGAATTACGTTACATCGATCCTAGAAAAATCAAAAAAGTTAAGAAACCTATTAGAGATAAAAAATCTTTAGCCACATCTAATCAATTGGGTAAAGAAATTTTAGAGAAAAAATATCAAGAGTTTTACATATATCAAAGTAAAGGCACAAACGACTCAAACTCAGGTATCAAAATAGCACCTGATGCTATAGCATATTGTCACAGTGGTGTCATGGACACACGAAATTATAATATTCTAGGACATATGCATAAAGCAATCAAACCTCTCAATCAGTTAAGAATGTTAGAAGACGCTACTGTTATATACAGACTTGCAAGGGCACCTGAAAGAAGAATATTCTACATCGATGTTGGTAACTTACCAAAGCAAAAAGCTGAACAGTATCTACGAGATATGATGGTAAAGCATAAGAATAAACTTGTATATGATGCTAACACTGGTGAAGTAAGAGATGATAGAAAGTTTCTTACAATGCTTGAAGATTACTGGTTACCAAGAAGAGAAGGTGGTAGAGGGACAGAGATTACTACATTACCAGGTGGACAAAATCTTGGTGAACTAGAAGATGTACAATATTTTAGACGTAAGCTATATGAGTCACTAAATGTTCCTGTATCAAGATTAGAGCAAGAAACACAGTTCAATGTTGGTAGAGCGTCAGAAATAACAAGAGATGAAATTAAATTCTCAAAGTTTATTACAAGACTACGTTCTAAGTTTTCTGAATTGTTTATGATATTACTTGAAAAGCAGTTATTGCTTAAAGGTGTGATGACATTTGGTGAATGGAATGAAATCAAAGATTTAATTAAGTTTGACTATCAAGAAGATAATCATTTCTCAGAACTTAGAGATGCAGAGGTATTACGAGAAAGATTAACATTATTACAAGAAATTGATCAATATACTGGTAAATACTTTTCTACTGATTGGATTAGAACTAATGTTTTAAAACAGACAGATGAAGAAAAAGAAAATTTAGATAAACAGATGGCTGATGAAGCTGAGGCTGAAGCTGAAGTTCCTAGTGATGAAGAAGAATAAATTATAAATAAGTGAAAGGAAAATAATATGGCTGACTATACTACAAAAGATGCGGTAGACTTTGCAGTAGATGGCAACTCAAGTGAATTTAAAAATGCAGCTAATGATATTTTAAGTCAAAGAGTACAAAGTGCTATTGAACTAAAAAAAGTAGATGTTACTGCTAATTTTATGAGTGGTGAAAAACAAGAAGATGATGTAGAAGATACATTACCATCAGAAGTAGAACCTGAAGTTGAGCCAGAAGAAACAGAGGAAGTAAGCGATGAAGAGACTGACGAGATTTAAGCAGTTTGATGAAAACAACATAGCCGCCGACTATACGAATATGTATAAACAAGACGATGATGCAGAAGCGAAAGAACTCAAGCCACGTTCAAAGGGTGAAATAGATTTTGTAAATATGCATACGTTTACAAAGACTGATGCAGAGCCTAACGGACAAGATCACATATTTAATGGTGATATCAAAAATGTTAAATGAGGGCGTATTAGACACACTGCGTAAAATTGTAAAAGATAAGCAGGCATCTAAAGTAAAATTTAAAAATGGTAAGATGATGAATATCGATATGCAGACAGCTAATATGATAGTTCAATCATATGATAAAAGAATTACAAAGCCTGAGTTGAAAAAGAAAGTCGAAAAAATGATTGATGGTAGTCCAGAAGGACTAATGAAAGTATTAGATATCATGTATAAGAAATAGGATAAAGACATGGGACTGACAGTAAAAGGAACATCAACAGAGTTGACAAGTACCACACAGTTTAAAACTGCTACCGCTGTGCATTTAATGAATACACATACCGCGGCGAGAGAGGTTATTTTAAGAAATGAAGCTGATGATGGAGCAGTAGGAACAATTAGAGTTCCATCGAATGGACAAGTAGTTGTTAATTTGTTCATTGGACAAGGATTAAGATGTGGTAGTACTGGCGTTTTTGGCACTCATGTAGCTTCAGGAGATACAGTCTAATGAAACTTATTTGCGAAGTAAACGAAGAAATAAAGCACGAAATTACAGAAGGTGCAAACGGAAAGAAAGCATTACATATTGAAGGTGTCTTCATGCAAGGAGATATCAAAAATAAAAATGGTAGAATGTATCCTAAAGAAATATTAGAAAAAGAAGTAAAAAGATACAATAAAGAATATATTGATAAGAATAGAGCATATGGAGAATTAGGACATCCACAAGGCCCAACCATCAATCTAGAAAGAGTATCACATATGATAACACAACTCCAACCAGATGGTTCCAATTTTGTGGGTAAAGCTAAGATTATGACAGAAACACCATACGGTAAGATTGTTGAGTCGTTAATTAATGAAGGCGCTCAATTAGGAGTATCAAGTAGAGGTATGGGAAGTTTGAAAGATAAAGGTGGTGTAGCTGAAGTGCAAAAAGATTTTTATCTAGCTACTGCCGCTGATATTGTTGCAGATCCATCTGCACCAAATGCGTTTGTAAATGGTATCATGGAAAGTAAAGAATGGGTATGGGATAACGGAATCATTCGTGAAGCCGATATCGCTGACATGCAAAATGAAGTTAAAAGAGCTTCAAAAGCAGAATTAGAAAATGTAAAGTTGAAAGTTTTTGAAAATTTTCTTTCAAAATTATGATTTTATAAATAGATTGTAATAAATTAAAATCGACAAGAGGAGCAAGTACATGTCCGATCAAGTTCAAGAAACAAATCTAGAGGAAGATGAAATCCTCGAAGATGTAGTTGCGGACCAGGAAATTGATATTGATGAGTCAGACGATAGCATTGATGAGGCGCAAAAAGCATCAATGGGCGATGCCAGTGAAATTCCTGATCCAGTTGGAAATCAACACCCAAAGTTAAAAGGCGCTCATAGCGATGCAATGCCAAAATTGGATTCTAAGATGCCTAAAACTAAAATTGGTATGATTGATGCCGCAATACAACATATGAAATCTTCAAAGAAAGTAGATGTTGCAAGCATGGTTAATGCTATGATGAATCATAACAAAGAGGGTTATGGTAAAGTTATGTCATCATATCATAAAAAGAAAACCAATGAAGATGTTGATAACGAACAGCCAACACTAGCAGAAGTTATTAAAGTATCAAAAGAAGACATTGATGTATCTGAAGATATAAAAGCAATGTTTGGTACAGAAGATTTATCAGAAGATTTCAGAGATAAAGCAACAACAATCTTTGAGTCTGCCGTTTTAGCAAAAGTAAATGAAGTATTAGAGTCTGCAACTATAGACATGAATGCTGAAATTGAAATGGAAAGAGCGACAGCAAGAGAAGATATGGAAAACAAGCTTGATGATTATCTAGATTACGTTGTAAATGAGTGGGTAAAAGATAATGAACTTGCTATCGAAAAAGGTATACGTTCTGAAATCGTAGAAAATTTTATGGTAGGACTTAGAAATCTTTTCACAGAAAACTATATCGATATTCCAG